TTGCTTTGCTACCCGTACTGTTTCATATCGTTTAAAGTACCTATGGTGTATTTTATTGTAAGCCCTTACACTCCAACAACATGCAAGCCCTTGCAAGGTGTTGATAATTACAACAGTGCGAAAATATTTCGTGCTATAAGCGGTTTCCGTTCCTCGTTTTGACATAATATTAATAGTGTGGAAAGTAATTGGCTCGATAATTTCGCACCACTTCTAATCTTCCCCAATCTTTACTGTGCGTTACAACTTTCCACACTGGTTCATTTAATTGTTATAAGTCATTGTAGTGTAATTATATAAACCTTTAATCATTAATTAAACTAAAAAAGCTCGCCAGATCGCTCTGACAGCGTTGAAGCTGTACTTTGCTTGGCAACCCATGCACAATGACGAAATTTTGCGTTTAAGGCTACCTCTCGGTCATTCTAGAATCTTCTATCATGCCCTGTCATGCCTATAATCTTACACATGCCTTTTATTCGTGAGCTTATCCGCTCAGACAATCGATCTCTAATCTCATCGATTGAAAGATTCGATGTGATGATCGTTGTTCGATCATTTGAACATCTTCGATTGATAATCAAATATAACATCAGCGTTGAGAACTCTGAATCTTTCTCTGCTCCCAAGTCATCAAGCACTAATAGTGGCGTGTATGTGTAGCGATCAACGACGTCCATTTCCGTTTCCGTGCTGTCTTTGTGATACGAAGCCCTAATCCTTAGTAGTAATTCTTGCACCTCAATAAAGACTGGAAGGTTAAATTGGTCAATGTCCAGCATGTATTCCTTTCGTTTATCATCATAGTAAGGTTTTATTGTTGCAATGTACTTCCGAATCAACGCGACTGCGAGGTGTGTCTTGCCAACACCAACATCACCTGTTATGAAATAGCTTTGACTTGTCTTCAATGAGCCTGCCATTTCAGCTTCCATGTCTGTCTCTTTCGCATCAATGAAGGCAGATGGAACGTCACACTTTTTTACAAAAATGTCCAGCCATGCATCACGCTTTTGTTCAAACACTTCCAATGCTTTCATCTTTTCATCAAGCTTTTGATCTTCAATGGCCTTATCGGCTTTCCTTATGCAATCATCACATAGCGTTTGTTTACAACCATATCGAAGAAAGTAGATATTAAATTTGTGTTCTGTCTCTCTCTTGCATTGAATACATTGAAATGTTGGTATTTCAAACATTCTGAATAAATCAATAATTGCTTTGCTTATATATCGATCAACACTGAGAATTATTAATAGTGCTTCCTCTCTTGCACACTCTATCCCATCAGTGTCAATCTTCAATTGTAATCTTTCCAACAGTTCCTTTCCTCCCAGATTGCTGTTCTTTTGATTTTCTTTCCGCTTTTTTAATAAGCTGTCGTTTGCCTTTTTGAATGCTTTTAGTATTATTTTGTTCATTTTCGTCTCTCCTATCCCAATTTAAAATTGTTCTGTAATGGTCTGTATATTCGTTGAATCGGGTTTTCTTTCTGTGACCGTAATCATTCAGATTCCAAATTCTTTGTTCTGCACCCTCTTTTGTAAACTTCTTTTCAAGCTTGTTATATTCCTCTTTTGTGAGTTTGACAAAATCGAGGTATATGTCTTTATTCTTATCTTTCTTATCTTTCTTATCTTTCTTATCTTTCTTAGTTGTTGTTGATTGTTTGTTGATTGTTTGTTGATTGTTTGTTGATTGTTTGTTGCTTAGTGTGTTGCCCTGGTCTCTCCCCGCTTGATAAATGCTATAGTTGGTTACTGTTATCATCGTATAATGGTTTGTTGTTTTGATTGTTACTTCTTGTGTTGATTTTAGCTTATTAAGTGCAGTACGTACTTCTTGCACTGATAAACCACAACCAGAAGCAAGTTTATTATAACTCGAAACAAACTGACCACGCTCAACAGTGATACCTCTCCATGTTTTCGGCATATAATTTGCACCAAACAAAAGATGAAGAAATAATTTAAAAACTTTGCTATCGAGATACCATTCCCAATTGAGAATTTTTCGATGAAACTTTATAAAACCTTCATCAATCATTCTGTTGTAAATACCTCCTGCTTGCTTTATTCATCTTGATTAATATATTGATATCACCTGTTCCGTGATCTGAAATTTGAACCATGCTGTTGTTGCGTCCTCCGCCTGATCTTTCAAAAACTTCTTTCGAAATGTGATTGTAAATGTACTTATCAAAAATAAGTCGCAATATATTCACTTTTCGATTACACGATTCAAACTGTAGATCAATATAATTAAGCGTTAAATTAATCAAATCATCCTTCCTGTTTGACTGACATATTCGCTGATAGCGTGATCTTTGAATCCGTCGCTGCCAGGTTCGAACAGATCATCAATTCTGCCGTGAATTCTGTCAAGCAACTTTTCCCACCAATTCATGTCATCACGCAATCTTCCATTTTCATCAAAGTATTTGAATTGACCGACGTGGGAATATCCCATCGATCTGAACGGTGTTCTTGTAACGATGTCATTGTTGTTGACAAATCGAAACGTCTTGTCACCAAAAGTCGCGTTGAAATTCTTTGCGAAGTGCCTGTCGCCAGTTCGAGGCTGTCCAAACGTGTAAAGACCATTGACTGGTTCGTCTTTCTCTTGTACCAGTTTTGCAGTCGCGAGACATGCGAGACCTGCACCGAGTGAATGACCAGTAAGCCATAAACTTCTTTTGGCTCTGTTCGCTAAAATCAATTTGTATAAATCTCTCCAGATGTAATTCAATGCAATGTTAAATCCTTCATGCACTCGACCACCAACACCATCAACAAGATCAACGTTGATGTCAGTCATTGCATCTTTAAGAGTTGAAGTGCCGCGAAATGAAACGATCATCGAATCTTCATTGCTTGCAACAAACGCCTGCGTGTCTTGCACGTCATATATTTCAATTGTGTCGTAATGTTTTTCACGCAAAGCCAATTGAACGACGCTTGGATCTTCATAAACGAGTTGTGAACACCATGCCGAAAAATAAGCGTTCACTTTTGAAAATCTTGTCACTTTCGATTCAAGTTTATTTATGCTAATTTCCATTTTTTACGACCTTTCTGAATAAAAATTCAAAATATAAATAAAATGTTTTTATGTCTGCGCCTTTTATCCTCCTTTCTGATAATTATGTTTATAGATATCACCAATTGCCTTGTTAGGTAGATTACCCATCCCAACAATCCATTTCATCAACCGCCTGTTCTTCAGGAGTTCTATTATCAGGTTCCTCTTTATAAACTTCCCAATTTGCTTCAGCACATTCAGTAAAGAATTTTTGATGGTGTTCCTTTAATGTTGCAACAAACCTTCTTATATATTCTTCTTTAGTTATCATTTTTTGTTGACCGTTATCCTTTCTTTTTCTGTTCTGTTGATGTTAAAGCCGTCATACATTCCAGATGGCTTGTCGAATGACTTTGCCCATGCTTTGATTTTCGCCTCACTCACTATTACACAATCGACAGATAATTCACCGTTGAAGATCATTCCACAAATGCTTTTTATGTCATGAACTTCGACTTCAATCACTGGAATAAAAGTGTTCAGCATTCCGGTTTCTGACCGTTCAGATTTGTTGATCGTCTTTTGAATGAATACAGGCGCGACTTTCACTTCATCTGCTTTTTCAATCAACCTTTCTTCTGTCGCTGTGTCGTTTGTTTTCTCTGCTTTCTTCAACAGCTTGTCAGCTTCTTTCTTTGCTTTCTTTCGCGCTTCATCCTCTGTTTTTTCTCTTGTGATTCGATCAATTTCGTCTTGCTCTGTTTTATAAGTAAGCCGCAACTTTCGAATATGCGCGTCCATCTTGTTTAAAGGTGAAAGACATTCTTCCTCTTTGTCTCTGACTTCGCGAAGTGTCTTTGCTGTTTTCTGCTTTGCGTCAAACGCTGTATCGACCAACGGCTTCCAGTATTCAGTAACAACTTTTTTCTGTCGCGTGATCGTTTCAAGGTGAACCGCCGCATTGTCAAAACTTTCTTTGCTGTCAATCTTAAACGCTCGAAGCGTAACGGCAAAGCCTTCAACTTGATCGTTGATCTTTACGAGTTCTTTTTTTTCTGTGTCTTTGTCCATATGGTTTCCTTTCTTAATTATAAAGTTAATAACGAGAAGCATTGTGCCTATTGCGACTAGCCCGGGCCTTGTCTAATATTAATTCAACAACTTCAATGTGTTTCATTCAATTAAACTCCCCTCTCCAACTATCTAATAATTGTAAATGTTTCTTTTCATCCTTGTTATCGCTGTGATGATAGTCAAGCATATGCATAAACATTGAGTAGCTCTGGCTGTGATCAGATCGTACTTGTCTGAGCTTGCCTGATTTCATATCGAAACACATTGTCCAGCGTTTTCGCTTACACCCACCCAGTAAAAAGTCGTATGCTTCAAGCTGTAATATATCAACAATCGGATTCGTACCTCTCAATTTCCAGTCATACAATTCTCCAGGCAGCGCAAGATCACAAGTACCGGCAAGGCACATTTTTTCGTTATACATTCTGTGCTCAGAAAGCCCTTTTCTGAATTCATCAATCCGGGGATTTGACCAGTTAAGAAATGTGTTGAACGCGGGAACAAGCCTTGAATCAATTGTATCATAAAGAAGATCGTCAAGAAAATGCAATTTTATAATTCTGTGAAATTCTGTTCCCAATTCCCCTTTGTTCTTCAAGACATGTTCTGGAATACTTGACAAATCGTTTAATTCTGAAATGATTTGCGTGACACTGGGAACAATCTCATTGTTGAATCTATATTCATGTTTTTCTTCGTTAAACGTGAGCATGATTTTCTACTTATTACCTTAATAGACGTGCTGACTGGCGGCTGATTCAGACCTGTTAGATTTTATTTATTAATTTTTTAAGTTCTTTAGCATTTTTAAATTCAATCTCTTTTTTTACATTAATCCCAGTATAACTAGCATTATAAAAAGAACCGCTTCCGTCCCTATGTAGACGTAATATGCCGGAACTAAACTTATCTTGAAATGTAGATAAGAAATCTAACAACTTATCCACCTGACTCGAATTGCATGTGATTTCTGTATCTTTTTTGTTTGCATCACTCATTCTTTTCTCCCTCGCAAGTCACCTATGACAGTTCGGTCTACGGATAGTAAGCCATGATATCTACGCCGTTTTCTTTCGCCCATTCTTTCATGTTTAAATACGCTTCTTTCCAAAGTTCAATTTCATTACAAGCTTTGAGTTGTGCGGCCTTAATTTCAGCCTTGCTGAAACCATACGGATTCCTTAAAATATGTATGCAAGAGTCCGAACCAACCGCTGGAGAACCGACCCCTTTATCTTTCGTGGTTTTTATACCAAGGGCTTCCTTTTCCGCTTCATACATTTCAATATCCTTTCTGCCACACGGGGCGGCTCAGATTGACTGTTATGCCTTATTTTCACTTCTAAACTTATATACTTCTACTAATTCATCTATCAACCCAGGAGCAACTATTCCAGTTTGTACAGCTCTGCCACTTTTCAAAAACAACATTTTTTCTTTATCGTCTTCTAAGTCACACCATAATTTATCTTTGAAAAAAGCATAACAAATCTTTGAACGCTGACTCGAAATTGCACTTGTTTTTAGGTTTTCATTGCTTTTCATAATCTCCTCTTTTTCTCTCGCAGGTTAATTTTGACCGTTAACTATTGTCCATACATAGTAAATACAGTCGGTGTCGGCCCAAGTTCACATGTTTTCAAGATAGGACACCTTTTTTCTGTACATTCAGGCCAATGCTTGGGTAGTTTTAATTTTCCTCTAAAAGAACAACCTAACCATCGAAGCCTATTATGCACGCAATTTTTTTTCAACTTTCTAAATTTAATTATATATCCTTTAGCCATTTATATTCCTCGCAAAAACACCTAACAAACTCATACAGCTAACCCAAAAAGCCAGTCGCAAATAGGGGAGATACTTAGGCATACAAATCATCTCTTTCTCTTGCGAAGTCTTGCCTTACTACTCTTTTTGAGTGGCTGATTCAGAACTGTTAGATTTGCTTTTGTAATGGTTCTTTAAATACCTCTACTACGCCAGCCCCTAATTTCCTGACTTTTAATTTTCTAAGTTTGCCATGAAAAATTACACTATCATCATAATCAAGAAGAATCTTTTGCCATTCTTTCATGGTCATTCTTTGTTTATAGCCTTCAGTAATCCAATGGCGTTCATCTTTTCCCATATTCAATATCTCCATAAAGCAAAATCTAACAACCTACTGGAGCGGACGAAAAAAGCATTCGCCGCTTACCTGAAACCGTTATCCATTTTTCTTTTCCTATAATTCTTTTTATGTTGCTTGCTTAACCGTTTTTTATTGTCCCGGTACCATTTAGCCTTGCGTATTTTAACAGATTCCTTATTTTTCTCATAATATCGCTGGGAATATAATAAGCATTTCTCCGTATTTTCTTTATAACGAATCTTTGCTCGTTCAACAGCTCTTTTCCTGGTCCTCTTTCGATATGCCAATATTTGTTTTTGATGAGTAGCGTTATACCTATTATTCAGTTCCTTTATTTTCTCTTTATTATTTTTATAATATTCACGTGAATAAACAATCAACTTCTCTTTGTTTTTCTGATAATAATTCTTGGATGTTTCTAAATAATATAATTTGTAAAACTTTGAATGGTAGTGTTTACGGCAATAAAGCCTGGCATAATATTTCTTTTTACAACCATGGATTTTACATTTCTTCATCTTTTGGATTCCCAAAACAAGCCAACATAGCACATATAATAAAAACCCAACCAATCAACCCTATCAGAATCCACTGCAACATATTCATATTATCTCCCCTTTATAATTTTAAAGAAAGGTATGTCTATTATGCAAGAAATAGTTTTGGAAAGTTGTCATTTGTCGTATTTCCCCTCTAATATCAGGATTAGGCCGCTATAAAGCTGTCTACTCCCTTGTTATGCCTCTTCATCATACTCATTATCTTCCCTGGCTCTTTCATATTCAATTTCCCAACAATCAAAACAAAGAGGTTGTTCTAGCTGAGGATCAAACATATACTTAGGCCATACGCTTTGGTCTATTTCGATACCGCACATGACACAAGCAACAGGCATAACCACACGCTGAAGATCAACCCCTTCATCATTGGGCGTTTCTGTAGTCTTACTCTCTTTGTTTATCTCACTCATTTTATTGTCTCCTTGCCATCCGGGGTGCCTTAGCTCCGTCAGTTAGATATCTTTTATTAATCCCTTTTCCTTCATTGCCTTAAACAACTTATCAGTTGGCATAAATTCACGATAACCGGAAGGGATTGGGGTGTTCGTATATACTATTCTTGATGTTTCTGGATTTATACCACACCTAATCGAACCATCATCAAATAAATAGTATGTCGAGGCTCCATATTCACAAAGTATTTCCATTGTATTCTCCATAAAAGATATCTAACAAACCACTAGAGCCAACCGTAGTGTCATTTACTGTTCGTAAGCCATGTACGATGGCTCACCATGACCTGTTAGAGGCTCTTTTTTAAATAATGCAAATCTCTTTCAAAGTTTTTTATTATATGGCCATTCTTATCTATATCTTCTTCCAATGTTCCCATTTCGTGATACATGTCTAGATGCGCCCATATTTGATCATTAATCTTTGCTTCAATATACTCTGGTATAGCATCTAACAAATCACTGGAGCTAACCCCTTTGTCATGTCCGATTTGATCGCTGCCTAGCTCTCTTTCATATCCGCCCATATTTAATATCCTTTCTGCCACACGGGGTGGCTCAGTTACGCAGTTAGGTAGATTCTTTTTTCACAGTAATAGATCCCATTCCAAAGTTTCCATCTTGCCAAAATTTATCTGCTTTTCTCATGGCCTCTCTTGATGTTCTGGCTTTAAATGTGACAGTTGTAGCTTCCCATTCGCCTAGATAACGACCATCAATGTTACCTACTGTTTTATCACAATAAGCAGGCCTCCGATATAATCTATATAATTTGTATGCCATAAATCTACCTAACCAACCGCTTGAGAATCGACCACTTCGCCATTCGCTTTTGGATCGTTTTTCTGTTCTGTGTTTGTTTTCATTATCTCAATCCTTTCTCCGCCACACGTGGCGACTCAGCTTGACTGTTAGATTTTTTTAGGACATCTTATATCTGCCCTTAATCTTATTCCCATTAATTGTCGTTGGGTTTCTTTTTCATCTTTATTTAGTCCTTCAAATTCTCTACCTTTTTCCATTTCATCAAGAATAGTTACGACGTGTTTAGCACATTTTTCACACATTCAATAATCTCCCCAAAAATATCTAACCAACGGATGTAGCCAACCAGCAAAAGCGTTGGTTAGATGTTCAAAGATTCCGGGGCTCCTGCTGGTGGCTGTCTACTCCCTTGTTATAATTTAAGTTAACATCTATCAAACCACATGCCCGCCTCTTCTAATTTTGTAATAACAATAGCTTTTGCCCTTTGGTTTACAATTTCAGGATTGTTATTAAACCCTTTCATTGCTTCTATTAGTTCTGCTATTGCTTTTTTTATATCTTCTCCCATATCATTTTCTCCTTTTGGAATTAAGTGACGACAAAACCATTTTCACAAATGTTGAGATAGTCAACGCCTTGGCTGTTGTATGTCTCAAAAATGACACAAGCTTCATGGTCAGTATCCTTGATTTTCTCTGCCGCTTCTGCGATCCCCTTGTCAAATGTTGAATACATCGAACCACCGGGAGTGTGAATTGTGTATTTTGTCCACTCTTTTTCATTACTTTCATTCTTTCCGCTTTTCTTCGTGACGTTCTTAACCTTGATCATCACTTCATCACTGACTCTACTGGCGTTAGTGTTTGCCTGACCATCACTTGATTGATTTGCGTTTTTGTTTTCTTTCGATTCCGACTTCGTTGTCGCTTTATTGATGGGAGGCTTCTTTTTGTACTCGACCTTGCCAAGCTGATCTTTTTTGATACCCGCGAATTCTTCAAGATCAGCATACGTCAGATTTCTTATGCCAAGAATTCTTGTAATTCCATTGCCGATCATGTTCGTGTAGGCAGACATTTTCACATCACGCTTGTTGTCTCTCTCTGCGATAGTCTTTTCAACTTTTTCATCATGACCACCACCGGCTTTCTTGATGTACCGATATTGCTTAAAAAATGGATCTTTACTTGATCGCGAACCATCGACTTGAATCTTTCGACTAGACATTGTGAAAAGTCCTTGATATGTATATATATAGTGACCATCTTCCTCGACTTCGCAAAACGGTTCTGGATTTACAAAAGTCCAAGAGATACCAAACGCGCCGGCGATTTTCTCCGCGCCGCTTGCTTGCAAGTAAGGCTTTCCATTTTGATCAATCCAATCGTTTGCGTTCGTCAATTTGATCGCTGTATTTCTGATCTTCACTATCGCGTTGACTCGTTCTTCAGCTACGGCCGCGAGTGAAAGCAATTCATTGACGTCCATTGTTTGAACGACTGAATCTTTTTCGACTATGTGTTCCGTGTATTGCTGAATTGCGTTTTTATCTTTTGACATAATTCATTCCTTTCTTTTTTGTTTACGAATGATCGTAATTAATTAAAATTTCTTTTACTGTGGCGATCGTCTTAAACGCCTTAATTTCTGCTACTGTCAACGGGCCAAAGTAAGAATCCCCCCCAACGGGATCCTCCATCTTTAAAAATGAAAATTTGTTATCACCGACTATTACAAGACCTCCATATGTATTACCAATGTCAGAAGATAATTTCTCAGATAGTTTGTTTAAATATTCAGATCCATACATAATAGCCATCTTGATCATTCCTTTCTTTGTTAATTACAATATAAAGTCTTTCTTGATCTGTATATTCCAGCGCAAGTATACACATTCTCTTTATAGCTTCGTTGTGAGCCAGTGACTATCAAGTACAGACTCAGGCTATATCGTGGTGTAGGACGATACTGACGATGTTTATGCCTGTGATGACCGAACATGAATAATTTTGATAATGAATAAAATATTTGTGATATTGTTGAATCCATAATTTTCCTCGTTGATCAAATTGTTAATTAAAATCATCCGCAACCGTCACCGCAACCGTCACCGTAACCGGAACCGTAACCGGAACCGTCACCGGAACCGTCACTGCAACCGTTACCGGAACCGGAACCGTAACCGGAACCGGAACCGTAACCGGAACCGTCACCGGAACCGTCACCGGAACCGTCACCGCACCCGTAACCGTTACCGTATCCGCAACCGTTACCGGAACCGTAATCGGAACCGGAACCGTCACCGTAATCGTCACCGTCACCGTCACCGTCACCGTCACCGTCACCGTAACCGTAACCGTCTTGCCTGTTTAATGTTTCCATATTTTAACTCCTTTAATTGAATCTACGGCAACTTGAGTACAAGGGATTCTTTCTATAGTACCAAGTAACTCAATTTCGGTGACCTCACAGGGAAATTTACAGTTTTCGGGCTTGCTTACGCCTTCCATTGCCAACTGTGATAAGGTTGCTGCACCATCCCAATAATATAACCGCCTGGCATTTTTAAGAATGGTAGTATCTAAATGAGTATTGACTACTTCGCCTGCATGTACGCCTGCTTTTTCTGTTCTAACAATAATATAATTTTTAACTATTTCAGTCTTTTGGATGTCGGCTTTTAAAACATACTTAATTCCATTAACTTCTATTTCATTCACGATTGCATCCATAATTCATTCCTTTCTAAATGCGGCACAAGATTGCGCCCAATTAAACTACTTTAATTTTCCTCATTTAAGTCAATCCCATCATCAATGTTGTCGATCAAATCTTTTACTGAATTAATCGCTTTATAATGAAACTTGTCTGTGTTCATTTGAAAGCCCTGTTGCAGTTGCAAAATTATTTCTTGTCTGTGTGTTTCTGTCGATTCGGTTCCATGATTAAAAAACAAAAGTTCTGAGACCGCTTCTGCAAACGGGATTATTTCTTCAGTACCAAAATCATTCCACGCTTTAACTGACTGCACAAATTCCTCCTTTCTGAAAATAAAACTCACGTTGAGTTTATTCACTGAGATTATTTAATCAAATCGTCAGATTGTTTCAATCAAAATCTGGGAATTATTTTGCATGTTTATGCCAGAGATAGATTCAATCATACTATATATTGTATTACAACCATATCGAAGCGACTTTCTGATTTCTTTTTTGTCAACAATTGAAATTTCAATATCGTTAAGAACGAAATTGACTGCGATTTCTCTGTCCATTCCCTGTGAAATATATATGCTGATCTCGCGTCTTGCTTCTTTAATGTTGTCTTGTCTGCGTTCAATCTTCTGTTGCTCTCTCGCTGTGTCTGCTTGCTGTCTCAAAAATAGTTCTATTGGTCTCATTTGTGACTCCTTTCAAAAAGTTAGACAAAATTGTGTTCAAGTCTTGCTTTGTAAACTGTGACCGCTTTCTTCAGTATGCTTGCAACTGTCCGCATTTCAGTATACGTCAAACTGGTATAATCTTTTCTGAATCTTTTGACTGATATTCTTTGTAATAGATTCTTTTTTTCGTTCGTGTTCAGCATTTGGATTTCCTTTGTAAATAAATTAAAAAACTAAAAACAAGATATGACCTCGTCTAAATACAGTTTGCCGTTCTTTTTCGACGGCATAATAAGAGTATGACCAATCTCTTTTTCTAAATCACAATATTCTTTAAACAATACTGATTGTAACCCCGCCGCAATTTTCAAATCTTGCTTGCTAGCCATAATGCAAAAACAACAACTCAGCCTTGTCATCCCCTGTGAATAAGCCCAGTGAGGCCGTTCCCCTGCATCTGCGATCTTTGCAAATACTTTGCCGATCTTCCATTCATGGATCGGAAGCCACTTATACCACTCTCTTCCAGCCTTGCTATTTTTTCTGTCAAATCCAAATATCCGTTCTTTTGCTCTTGCTGGACTTTCCTCAGCTCTTTTCCCAATACAATCCACAATCAGTTTGTTTCCAATGGCTTTTGAATAATGCCTGATCGCTTTTTCTATCGGAGCACGTTTTAAATCACTCGTGCATTGTCTATATTTTGGAGACGGCCACATTCCCCTATGCCTAACCATATCAAAAAATGTTTTCTTTGCTCTCACTATCATACTTTCATAATCAAACGTAGTCGCAATAATATGATCGGTTGTGCCCGGCCAGTCAGCTCCGGGCAAGTCGGCGTGGATAACGAAGATCTGATTTTTAGGAACGATTGACTTCACGTATAGAAACATAGCCTGACTATCTTTGCCACCAGAATGATTAATAACAAACAAAGCTTTTCTATCAACCAAAAGTTTTATTTTCTTTTCTAATTTGCTTCTCATTTTTGCACTGTTCATTTCAAACCTTTTTTGAAAACTTTAGTAAAAAATTAATTATTTTCTGAAGAAACTGCCCCTCCCCGCAACATAACGACCTTAGCCCCAAACTCGACTAAAGCGCTATGGCTTAACTTGGTATTATATCTTACAAGTGGAACGTAATAATTATATTTTGCGGCATACTTGGTAAAACATTTTGTTTTTTCTTTTTTCGTCAGCTTCATTTTTTTCTCCTTTCTGAAAGCTATAAAATTAACTCTTTGATGTATTACCTTTTAAAATAATTCTTGTAACTTGTAATAAATCATGTAGTTGATAAAAAGTATATCTGCTAATAACCGCGGAGATAAGTTCGCTGTCTCTTCCAAGAAATCCTTGTTTCATTAATAATTTTTCTATCTCACGTCTTGAATAATGTTTTCGTGTTTCTTTCATCTCTCACTCCTTTTCAAAAAGTTATCAAATTAACATCTGTCTAATGAGCAACCACCGTGCCAAAAACTGGCCACAAAATGTTGTACCCCCGGAAAGCCGAATGGCATATATATGAAAGGCCATGTCTCAATCTGAAACACTGTGTCTCAAAACGCGACATTCATGCGTCAAAATGACATTTTTGTGAATCGAAAAGCGGTATTTTTAGACAATATCGTTGATTATAACGAAATGCTGTCAGGCTGCGTGAGTTCGTCTGTGAGCCGTTCGGCTACTAATTGCATGTATTGCCATACAAAGTGTCAAAAAAAGAGCTGGTATACTATCTGGTGAAGCGTATTTTCTGCAATTTACGAAATACCTGTCAGAAGTGATCGAGTCGTGATGTGGCAGGCACCACGACTCGATGGTGGCGTGTTCTATGGAGTAAATAGTTTTTTCAAAATTACTCCCAGAATAATATAGATTCCAGAGGCACTGAGATAATTATATTTTCTTGTTGTTTTCAAGCTCGCTATTTCCTCGGCAACTTTTTTATCCTTCTCTGCCCGCTCCTTTGTTTCAATAGCTTTTTCTTTTGCTCGTTCTTCAATGTCAGTGATCCTGCGATTCTCATGAATTTTTTGTGAGTCATGTAATCTGCGTTCGATCTTTTCGATTTTTACATTATGAGGACATTCAAAATTCTGAAGCTTGCTGTGAATCTGATCAATTTTTTTATTCGTCTGAATCTCTTCCTTTTCTTCCTTGTCGATATGCTTGTCGAAATTCTCTTTGAATTCTTTTAAGTCATCCTTGTGATTTGCGGTGTTAGCTTTAATCGTTGCAAGTGCTTCAATGATTTTTCCTGAATTCCAAAACATGCAGTATCAATCTCCAGTTTCTGAATAGAATAAAAAAATTATGCTTATTTTTCTAATGTGTGTAATACTTTTTCAATCTTTCTTGCTATGCCAACAACAATTGTTCCACTTCCTACGAGAATTGCTGCAAGCTCTGGATTCGAAGCAATGACAGCTTCATATCCTGCAATAAAACCAGTGATACCAATTCCAATCCACGTTACGTAACCTTGCATAAAAACCTCCTTAAAAAAATTAACCAACAATTATAAAACCTGTTTTTGTTTCTGTATCATCACCAAGAGCCCCTGCGTCTGCGGTCAGCTCTATATCATACGCAACACTGGGAGTCAAATCAACTGGAAATTGATCACCTAAATTAGTCCCACCGCCAGTTCCCTGAGTGACCTCATTACTAGTTGATTCTGATTCTGTCGTTTTAACTGAGCCGGATAACATGATCGGTCTTGCTCGATCACCACTGACAAATCCCATAAAGCCGCGATCTGCAAGTCCCGGCTGACCGGGTACTTTCTGGAACGTCACTCCATTTTTATTCGTGACAGTATAGATCGCCATGTTCCCTGCCTGAGCTGAAGCAATAATCTTGACCTCTTCGCTGAAGTTTTCATAACGATTTTTTTCATTTATTGAATCGATAAAATCTTTTGATGTACTCATAGTATTTATTTCGTAAAAATTTCAGTTGGATGTTCTTGTGTTGAGAATTCAACGAACGCATCACCAGAACCTGTTTTTCTTTTTTTCCATAAGTAAGTAGTTGGCAGGCCCACAGCCGGAGTACTTTGGTTTTCAAATTGGACGGTTAATGGATTTGGCCCACTGGTGGGTGATGCGTTAAATGCCGCTATGGGAGGAGTGCCAAATATAATATAATCCGTTTTTGTTGTTTGGTCAAAATTATCTTCGCTTGATGTTCGTCTTTCATAAACCTGTAGATTTGCACCAATTCCCGACTGTTCAAAAGGCGCTTGCGGTGGTGTTATAGTTATAAATACATAATTTGGAATAAGCTCTACTGTTGATCCATTTTTACCTGTAACATCTGACATAAATTGATTACTAATAGGGCCAGCAGCATCATATCTCCCACCTAGAGTGCTAGTAATTGTCCCTTCTCTCAAAGAACTGGAAACTTGAGTTAAAGTAGACTTTGTTATAAAAACTGATGGCCCTCCCCCTGCTGGAGCTGGTATACTAATTGTTCCTTTTGCTTGTATATCCTGGCCATTATAAGTTGGATTTTCTTCATCTAAACCAGTTCCATCAAAAAAATGCCATGATTTTAAAGCGCCAGAACTGGAAAAAGTCTGAAAGGATTTACTCCCTAAATTACTAAATACCTCTACTGTATTATCAAATGTATCAGCAGTTCTTTGTTTAATTTCAAATTTTTGAACCGTATTACGAAATATTTCCGGTCCCGATATTATATACGCTTTAAGACTTACTGTAAATTTATCACCAAATTCACCAGTATAGGTATGCAGTGGATGCTGTTCTTCTGAAAACATGCCATCACCAAAATTCCATAACCAACTATCAGGGCTTCCTGTGCTTTCATCTGCAAATTGCACTTGAAAGCTAGCTGGAATCCCGAACAATGGTATTCCCGAAAATGCGGCCACTATTGCCATAATTTATATTCCGAATCCAACGCCTTTTGCAACAGCGAAAATTGAATTCTCTCCATTTGTTAAGTTGACTGTATAATTTAAAGTTTTAATTAAACCGGAAAATAAAACATTTACGTCTTTCATTATGTCTATTCGATCACCGATGTTCATATCCTTTCCCACATAAACAGGAATTTCAAATTGACAAGTATAAGGATTTCCCTCTTCAAGTAAGATTGCGTCACAAATATTTGCACAATGCTGATTGGTTTCGATGTATGCGTTTTCATAAACGTCACCTTTTAAAGTTTCAGAAATTCCAGTAACCGGCCTTTGTGCGGTAACGATTTTTACATCTTCAATCGCTCCGCCTCCATAGTTTATCTTTGTGCCTGAAACTGTCAATGAATATTCCACTGCGGGAAATGCAACCATTACCGATGATGAAGTCTGAATTCCAGTACCAGAATTTCCACCCGCTGTAACTATTGCATGTTTTAATTGAATAACAATGTCTTCGCCGTCAATGAAGAACGACCAAGACGCATCGGTAATTGCCTCAAAGAAATCATTGACACCGCCAAAAGTTAAAGTAAAACTGCCGCTGGAAGAAAACGACAAGCTCGCAATGTTTTGTTTTCTAATTCTCTTTTCAACCAACACTTGCGCTGTCGTGCGATCAACGGCGTCAAAATTAGTACCTTGCGGAGAAAATGTAAACGGACTCAAAAGACCTTGTTGTCCAGAAAATGTTGCGAGTATTTGATCGCTGATCTCGATATTTGCATTAACTTTTTGAACACTTCGAACAGTTTGCTCATTTAAGAGATCGTCGAAATCAATTTCAAACTCAAGTGTGTTTTCAAAAATATCTGATTCGTCAACAACGTGTGTGTTCTGTGTGTTGATCACGTTTTGAACTTCAGAATAAACACGAAGCGTCGGGAATAAATTCGTTTCAACTTTTGCGCCCGACAGTTCAAAAAACTTTCTACAAACATCAATCACGGATTCATCCGAAAGACTTATTACTGGATGTTCTGCGGTACTCGAATAATCTGCAATCGTGACATTATCTTCAGTGACAATCCAGCCTTTTATTGATGCAATTTCTTGAATAATATCTCTCATACTTGCAAACGGATTCATATAATTAAATGTAAATGAATTTGGAAACTGAAGAATTCTCGAAGAAAATGGAATTACAATCTCGCCAGTGAGAGTATTGACGAAATAATCTGTACCGTCTTCGACTGCCTCGTTCCCATTCCAAACAACAGCCCAAACCGGAGACTGACCAAGATTAATTGTTCCTGCTGAACTTGCGCCAACAGTACCAGTCAAAACATCAGTCACATTCTGTGAAATAAATTCACCTTTTGTTTGATGCGCTCCGCCGTAATCATAACCAGTCATAATCATCGACTGTCGATCTTCACTGAATTCTACATGTTTACAACGACCAATGAAGATTGGAATATAATCAGAAACAATTCCAGTCATGTCAGCTACCGCAAAACCGATCTTAATAATCTTGTTGATCAAGCTTACTGGCTTTCTGGGCACATCCAACAATTGATCGAATTCAAGAATACATTTGAATTTTGTTGCTGTATTATCTTCGCGAAAAATAGCAATGACTCCTTGAATATTGTTTGATTCATTTACGCCATCGATGATCACGTTTACAAAAACGGAACCCGGAACACCGCTATTGAAAATTTCATTGCCAACATCTGGATATTTAATCGTGAAGTCAAAAGCTTCAATGTCTTCAAGTTGAAAATCTTCAATATGTGTCGCTGTGATCGTTAAGTCGAAGGCGTCTAAATCACTGAACGTTGCCGCTTCATCACTTTCTTTCGTGATCGTGAAGCCGAAAACACCAGTGTCGAACCAATTTCCATTCGCGCCTTGAATCGCTTCAATGAAATCAATGTCAACGTGAGAGTTCGGATTGCCGCGCTTCTTTATTCTTGGAAGTTGTTGCTGTTGAAACCACGAGTCCATAATCACTTCTGGAAGCGTTGGAATATTGAACTCGACAAGAATGTTCTGCGTGACATTCGCAATGTTTCTTTTTTTCTTCCTGACAGGAGTGTTGTAAATATGAGCCCACTTGTCAAGCTTGATTGGAACTGGAACGTGCATACCGGGTATGACAGCGAAGCCCGGATTCGTTCTGATCTTTTTCTTTCGTGGTCTTTGAGGATTTAAATTATTAGTTGCGTCAATTGGCATTTCGTTTTATCTCAAATGAAAAACGAAACAGGCGGCGTGAGTGTGCAACGGTAGCGCAAGAATCAATCTTTATATTATCAGAAATTACACGAAAATCATTTGTCCTTTTTCCATAAGATCAAGTTTCTTTTCGAACGGAACGCATTTGCAACATTCGATTTTCCCACAAGTAATTTCGTGACACTTCATGCACCAACCCCGAAGCTTTCCACTTCCTTTTTCCATCACGAAATGGCCGCCACAGTGACAACATTGTTTTGTCGAAGCCACTTGACGGCCATCCACGATGATTACACCTGCTTCTTTTGTAGGCATAAAGATTTATTCCTCAAATATAATTGTTGCATCGATAACATAATTGGCAGTTCCCGTACGTCTTGCAATATTGCAACCGTTGTTTGTGGTTGCTGGCAAAATGATTTCTGAACCAGGATTTGCAAGCCATGAAAAAGTCGCTCTTTGATTTAAACTGAATGATAACATTTCTGAATTCGCTGTCTCTGTTGGCTCGACAGAGTGACCATGACCTGCATCGAAGCCTGACGCTACCGTGTCTGGATCCAAAGCCTCTGGAGTGATTCCACCTGCTTCAGTACCAACGCCAGTTGTTCGTTTCACTTCGAAATTGTTTGCTTGATCGTCAGGAGTCGCACCACTCGAAATGATAATATTATTAATTTTTCCACGTGATACACCCGCGACAGAAAAGATGTTCAACAGCGTTTGCGGATCAGCGCCGGCAACGATGTCAGCTTTTGCAACTGAATAGCTAGGCATTTTATCCCCCTTTTGTTAAATGTTCAAAAATTATAGTATTAAAAATTTAGGTGTAACGTCGATTGTTTTTCCGTTTAAGACATTGAACGGTCCATTAGAAAAATGTTTGACTGCAATTAATTTTGAAGCACCTGAAGAACCGTCTGTCAAGAATGAACCATAAACGTTTCCCCAATCAATACTTGCTGTAAAAGTTTTTAGAACGTTTGTCACAAGATCATTAACGACTGTAAAATCTGCATCAAGCAATTGAATTCGTGCATAACCACCAAGTGCAAGTTCTGTGATATCTGTTGCAGGAAGTACGGCTCCGATTGGCGGCTCTACCGTGTCTGTATATAATCCCATATACAAAGAGTCCGCACCTCTTGACGTTTGTACGTTCTTGAAATACCAAGTTAAAATATCTGTGTGCCCAATAGTTACAAATTTACCGGCCATTTTTTAAACCTCCTCTAAAGTCATGTTTAATGTTCGAACGTTTGCGCTTTGATCTGTATCTTCTCCAAGTGATAACATCTGGACAATTCCGTTGAATTCGGTTTCTTCAACAAATGTTGTCGGATTTTCTACCCAAATTGAAAGAGTGATTCGAAGCCCAGATTCATAGAGCGTTTGAAAATATGTTTTCATTGTTATGTCATAGAAAGTTATTGTCAAGTTTATTGCTTTTTTATTATATCTAATCGTCTGTGTGATCAGCGAACCATTTTGTGTTCGTCTTGCATTAACTGGATTCAAATGATCGATACTGTGAGAGATACCACCGGGCGCCTCGTGAAAGTGAACGTCTTTGTCACCGAGTGCGAAACTTCCAATAGGCTCGAATGTGAAAAATTTTATCATCGGATCGACTGCCATTAGTAAACGTTCCTTTTTCTTCCTCGTACTACGTTAATTGATTTAATATCATTTGCAAATTCATCTGCTGTGCTTTGTTTAGCAACCATCGGAAATGTTTTGTCACCAAGTGACAAATTAACATTTGTTGTTCCAGAAGGAGAATCAACCTTTCCGCCATCTTTGTAACCTGGAAGCGGAAGGTTATCAATCAGACCTTTAATATCTCCGCTATGCAAAGCGTTCATAGCGCGAGTGCCAAGAGTTTCAAGATTCCTGACAGCTTCTTTTTTTATCACTCTCTCACCTGCTTCAAGTCGTGCGAGAATCTTATCCCCTCCGCCGTAGCCAGGCAACTTTGTTCCAGTTGAAAAGCCGGGAGTTGATACGCTTAAACGAAAACCACTTCGTCGTACGGATTCGGCTAATGTTTCCTTGTCTCTTGGATCTTGCAATGGGCCAACAAATGTTTCCGCCGCCTTTTTCCTCGCATTGTGTAATTGTGTTAATACTTCTATTTGTTTAAGCATTGCCGCGTTTTCTTCTGCTATTTTTTGTTTTCTCACTTCAGATGCCGCGTTTTGCTTTTTAGTTGCTTCAACGCCCATTGCTCTTGTATCTGCTACTACTTTGGCCTGTGCAATTCCAGCTTCTGACGTTTCAAACAGTCTCTTATTGACTGCCGATATTCGTTTTTCTAGGTTTTCTGAATCAGTTGCTATGGTATCAGCCGCACCGCTTGTAATACCAATAAAATCAGTGACTTTTGCAATGCCGATTAATGAATCATTTATAGTTGATGACATTTGCAACCATGCTTTTTGTACTTCCAGCACTGTTCTAATGCCAAACCTACCAAGTGTTTTGAATAGCGGTATCAAAACATCAATCGCGGCTTTTATAGCTGGCAGTGCCTCTGTCCCGATTGATTTGGCCATGTTATTAAATGCGGTTCTTAATCTTTCTATCTGCACCCCTGTTGCTGTCATCCGGGTTGCAACTTCCTTGTTTATCGAATCGGTGTCTTGAAGTGCATTGTTTGTGACTTCAATAGACAGCCCCATTCCGTCAAACACTTCCGACATTTTACCCGCTTGCAATATCCCCGACAATATAGAAGTGGTAGCGATTTTTTGATTATCGCTCATAGTTTGAAACGCTTTTGACACATCAAGTAAAATGTCTTTTCCTGATCGGAGTTTACCGGTATATTCACCAGTTGCCTTATTTAGCTCTCGCTGGTGTATGTCTAATCTCAGCAATTCGTCCACAACTGGCTTTTGTGAACCAACTAATTTTAACAGTCCAGATTTTAACGCTTGTGCCGCTTCTGTACCTGATCCGAATACAGATATAACAGGTACTAATAATCCGGCGGTTTCCTCAAAAGTAAAGCCCATCTTTTCGGCAATACCAGCAATATCTCGCATGCCTGTCCCTAATTCTTTTACATTAGTAGCGTATTTGTTTGATGTTGCGTTTAATATGTTTATCAATCTATTGGCTTCTGATGCCGGGGCCTTGAATCCGTTTAAGGTACGAACCAATAATTCCGATGCTTCAGCCGCTTCAAGTTCTGACGCAACCACTAATTTCAACGATGATTCCGTCAGAAGAAACGCCTCACTAATATCAAAACCCGCTTGTTTGAAATCTGCCGCACTTTGTAATACTTCCGCTGATGACACGCCAAACACTATCGCCATTTCTTCTGCGGTTTTTGCAAATTGCTGTGCGTCGCCATCGGCATCAGATAATACCTTTTGCAAATCCAAGATTGCGTCCTCAAATTTAACAGCTTCCCCAATTGCTTTAATACCAAACGCACTGGCAATGATAACCCCAATACCGACAATCCGTGTTTTTAATCCACGAAATGAATCAGCTAAAGTCTTAGTACTTGTTCTTAATTCACGGTTATTCTTTTTGATCTTCGCAGTCATCGCATTATGGGCACGTTTAATATCGTTCGATGAAGCAACACCGGACCTCTTGATCTTTTCGAAATCTCTTTTCGCTTTTGCAGAACTTTCACGAATCGCTTTTTCAGTTCTGATACCCGCGCTCTTGAATGCCTTTGAAACATCTTTGGCAGATTCTTCAGCCTCGTTTGCCATCTTTTCAAAAGACTTTTTCGTTGATTGTTCCAAGTCTTTGATACTGGCTTCGGCTCCCGAAGTATCTCCACCTATTTCAATTTTAACTTCATCTGCCATTGTTGCCTCGTTTTCTTATAGGGATTCCCATCTTCCTAAACGCTTCAAGCGGATCCATTATTTTCAATTTTGGATTCAATCTCTCTCCAGCCTTCACAATAAACTCATTAAATTGTGGCATAGTCATTTCCATAATATCTGAAACTGTGTGTCCTTGATTAACCAGAAAGTCAATGAAGTAAGACAGAGGTTCAACTTCCTTTTTCTTTTTTGTTGTCGATCTATCACTCTCCTCAAACTTCTTTTCATCTTTTATGTCAGGAAAGTTATAATCAATAAAAGTATCAATCATTTTTTCTGTCGTTGAGATAGGAATATTCTTTCCATCTATACTTAAACAGTCCAGCATAAGAGACAACATCAGAGGAGTTGTGAATTCTTCCGCGTCAGCATTTTCGGCCAGTGCGCTCACTCGATTAATGACCTTCAATTCTTTGATCTTAATCGGACGCATGAAGAATGTCACTTTCTCCCCTTTTGTGTTAGTTATTGTGATCTTTTTTTCTTCAAAAAATGTTTTCATAAATTATCCGTGTTTAACGAAACCGAAAGGCTCTGCCGGCGTCACAACTTTGTCAACAAGAATGTTCAAAACCAAATTCGATTCTGAAACTTCCGTTGAAGAAAGTGGACTTGCACCGTCTGGCTTGACTTCGCAATTCTGGATAATCCAAGTTATATCTCCACCATTCTGACCTTGAAATTCCAAACGTGCAGAACCTTTGACAGAAGTATCATCACCCGGAACAATTCTCTCTCTCACTCTTGCGGCTGAAGTATAATCAAGTAACAGAGCAAGGCCTGTCGTGATAGCGCCAGGTGAAGAAAGAATTTTAATTTCTCCAGTGACCGCGTTGATCAACTCATAATCAGTGTCCAACACGAATGGAGCGTTCGGAACAGTATCGGTAATAACCAAAGATGAAATGTTTGTCTCTGCCGTGAAGATCGAACGATCAAGAATTACCGGCGCGATTGCGGCTTCATCCACGATAGTATCACCAGCCTGAGTAGAAGTAGTCGTTCCGTTACCGAATAAAATTATATTCCAGTTTTCAGAAAACAATTCGTCAATCGTGAGATTGAAACTCATTCCAATATCAGTCACGATGTTCAAATCTTTCTGTCTCGAAAGCGAACCTGCAATGAACGCGAAATGTTCAATTTCTGCAATCGTTCTTTCAAGCGAAAAGGCGGGAATATTTCCAAGATCAAGAAAGCCATTTCCTGCGGCTCCGTCTTGTCCACCATCATTAAAAAATAATCTTGCACCGCCAAGCGTATAATCTGTATTAGACATTTCTTTTCCTCCTAAATAAAATTAAGCAACTCTTACTCTATAATGTACTTCATAAGATAATGTAATTCTTGCAAGTTTTTTGTTTTCCTGTTCTGGTATCATTTCCGGTCTGCCTGTCATTCTTGATAAATAAACACTATCTGGATATGCCGGGCCACCGCCGCCATTTGCCATTGCAGCCTCTATGTCCTGTTGAAAATTACGAACATCATTCATATCGTCAATCATGATCCATCCAATGACTTCAATGTTTAAGGTCCTGCGATCAAATTGCCCTTTTCTTTCTATATCTTCAGACTCGTCTCGTACCACAATACAAGGCAATTCTGATATAGGAATATCTGCAAATCTCCAATCATCTACACAACTTCCTGCATCAGTAAAAAAGCCGCTACTTATAGAAATAGTTTTTAACTGATTGATAATTGCAATAATAATCAATCGACTTTCAGACGGATCAGGAGGGCTCCTATCAGAGACAAGCCCTCGCAACAATATATAGTTAACCCCACCAATACCTATGCCGGTGCGCAATCCTTTTGTTATTATTCTACTGGCCATTATGTCTCTCTATTGATATCCGTTGGATTGTCTGCGTCATCAATTGTAAATGTCATTGCCGGAGTTGATCCATCAAGTTTTCTTGAAGTTCCTGTCAATGTAATAAATCCCAATGAATTCATCATGCTCCATATCATGTATAACAACTGTGACAGTGTAGCCGTTGCGCCATCCGCCGCGTATGATTCCGTTAGTGCGCTTGTCAATACTGCTTCAATAGCATCAATACTTGATTGTGTGATAGTCGAAAGCATCACAGGAGATGTTGGCAAAATAGCATATCCGCTCGTAACATCTGGTATAACATCAAATGATCCATTGATTATGGCCACCTTTGTTGTTCCGTTATAAGCTATGATTAATTTAGATTGATCCTGCCCAGTTCCTGATCGGATGGAACATAATTGACCGATATAAACATCATCATCAGAAGAGGCCAAAGCATTCAACGTGATAGTGTTTGATGTTCCTCCTTGTGCCAATCCTTCATTGACATGCTCCCTTCCTGGATGACCTGTTAATACAAATTCTGATGTTGCATCCGGATTAGTTTTCCAGTCCCTATCTACTGTAGCCGTTTTTGTTGTTCCATTATATTGATAAATCAATCTACTTTGCCCTATTCCAGTGCCATCAATAATACATATCATTGCAGGATCATAAGCCCCATCTACCGAACTAGCCCCCGTGTCCAATTGTATTTGATTGTTTCCTGTTCCGCTTCCTTGTGCTGTGTTATTTCGTATAACTGCGCCTGAAAGCTCTCTTAAGCGTCTCCCGGCAGAAGTTGCGATATTATGTGATGATCCAGTTATTAATTCATCCCATACACTGTTAGCTATACTTCCAACAGTAAACGAGCCAACAACTTCACCAACTACTGACACTCCGCCCACTGTTCCTGTAGTAATTACAAGATCATAACTCTTTCCTTTTTCATATCCATTTCCTGTAGTTGCCACAATTGTAACTTGATTCAATCCAACAACACTGTCATAGTCCACGGTTATGCTGACACCATCTGTTATTTGTGTTAAATTATTTTCTTCGTAAACTGACAGAACAGGAGAACCCGCAAGAACAGTGGGAACCCCCGTTGCAAATGCTCTTGTTGTAAACCTTATGTATATTGTGTTACCTAATGTTATATCTCTCATGCTACAATTCCTCCTTTTTGTCCTGCAATTCCTCCGATACCAGCTAAGCCCCCATGACCTGCCAGTGATCCCATTATTCTTCCACTTGGCGGCGATATTCCCAATCTCGCATCGACATCATTTGTATCTATACCTGTCGGTACGTCATCAACTCCGCCAACATACTCACTTGTCTTAATCGTAGACGTGAATTGCCCACTGGTTAAGTAAAGCTTATCTCCTTCAATTCCACACCATGGAGTATTTGTTCCATCCCAACTTATACCTGTTGCTGTAGCATCAATTCCACCAATAGCTTCACTAGTTTTAATAACTGAGGTGAATTGTCCACTGGTTAAATAGAGCTTGCTTGCGGCTCTTCCAGCCCATGGAGTATTTGTTCCATCCCAACTTATACCGTCCGGAAGGATATCAACTCCACCTACAGCTTCACTGTCCTTAATCGTAGAGGTGAATTGTCCACTGGTTAAGTAAAGCTTATCTGCCCCTTGACCTGTCCAAGGAGTATTTGTTCCATCCCATGATATGCCTATCGGAAGGATATCAACTCCACCTACAGCTTCACTAGTTTTGATTGTCGAGGTGAATTGTCCACTGGTTAAGTAAAGCTTGTCATCAGCATGCCCACACCATGGAGTATCGGTACCATCGTAACTTACACCGCCTGGAAAACTATCAACTCCACCAACCGCTTCACTTGTTTTGATCGTAGAGGTATACTGTCCACTGGTTAAATAGAGCTTGCTTGCTCCTTGCCCACACCATGGAGTATCATTTATCGCCATCTATTTTTATTCTCCTGAAAATATGGGCAATAAAAAAGGCAAGAACGCACAGAAGTACAGGCTCCTGTATGCCTTGCCTTTTAAATCTTAATCTCTTAGATGCCTCCAAAAGATTTAGCCCTTTTTTTTATTATTTTATCTCTTGTTTGGTTCCTGACTTTTCCTGATTATATAATTCATAAAAAGCTTTTGCAACTTCATGTAATTCAAGCTCATTAAAATGTTGACAACGGTAATCATAATGAGCGAATATTGAAAATCCTTGTGCTTTTGCTCGTTCACAGAAGGCAATATCGGGCCCCTTTTCTACCGTGCCGTCTTCATAGTATGTTCTTTGAAATGGAGCCTTTCTCATTTCTGGATTCTCAAATACTCTACGTGCGAAAAGTATACATCCAGTACCAACAGCATCTACTTTTTGCAACTTATCTTTATTTGGCCACTCAGTATACGCGCCATCTTTCGGAACATATTTATAAGCATTTTCATAAAATGGCCGTTCCCCTTTTATCTTTCCGGTATAATGCCATACGGGAGTAGGCAATCCCACAACATCAAGATCATACGTTACTAAATCTAAAGGATTATTCATTGGCGGATTATCCGAGTCTATATTTAACCAATAATCATAATCACCTTTCATGAAGTCATTCAAGATATGATGTAAATTGTTTTCGTACGGATTATGAGTAGGCCGAATAATAGTAACATTATATCTTCCATCCAAAAGTAATCTATCTGTTGCAAAGCAAACGAGTTTGTGAATATCTCCAGTATTAGGCACCGAAATGAGTATCCTTTTCTTTTTCATAAATCTCCAACCACCTTTCTATTAATTTCTCGTGATAACGGTCATGCCTGTTTTGATCTTTTTATCAGCCCACAACTTATTATGGTTTTTCCTGATACCTCTTGCTTCTGAATTAACATCAATTGCGGCTGCTTTCTCAGGAACTGGCAGTCCTAATTTTTCTTTTTGTTCAATTGCCTCAAGAACGTCTTTATCTACATGTTCTGCCGGCTCATGAGCGTGAGCTTTGTTATTATAAAAATCTTCGAATTCAGCAGAAGTTAATTCTGTCAAATCATCAGGGAATAATGCTAATGCCGCATCAGCAAAATCTTCAAAAACTGCAACCACACAACATTGTTGGCCAAATGGAGTGCTTCCTACTTCCTTATGACCACATGCTTTATCATATTGCATGCCTATACCAAATGAGTCAATATAATAAGCCCAATCCATTCCCTTTCTTATTGCTTCATCTATCTGATTGAAATCTGGATATTTTGCATGTCCAATTGACCATCCTTTTTCCTTATTTGCTTTCGTGTGTAGTCCTGCATTAAACTTTAGTGCTACTAAATTTCTTGTAACCATCACCCTCTCCTTTTAAAAAAAGTTAAAGATTAAAATAATTCTCTCCAAGTAGTTTGCGCGCTTATTGTTGCACTATTGGCACTTGAACCTGCTATTGTTAATGTTTCTCCTGGATTTAAAATAATCTTACTACTTATAAGTGGCTCTCTGAATTTATCATTTTTCCCAGCTAAATCTTCTCCGTCTAATTCCTTGCCGCCAGTTACTGTTGTTCCATCTGTATCTATTTCTATAACTGAATTAGTTGTATTTATATCCGAATAAGATGGTGTTCCTCCAAGTGCTGCATTTTTCACAATCCTGACATTGGCTAAATTATTCGCTGAACTTGCTTCAACACTAGCCCCCAAATTAAGTAATATTATATCTATAAAATTAGTCTTTGATGCGTATGATGATTTGTTTCTTATTGTGAATATCGCCACCTCTGTTGTTACTGTTGTTTTTTCTCTGGCTCCTGATGCATTTTCTGGTTGATGTAATTCAATAAAAGATGTCTTGCCTTCCACAAAATAAGCATAAGAAGCCGATTTTAAAACAATATCACTTGTTGTGGCTTTGTTATTCACCCACATTGTATGATGGAAATTTGGATTATGTACTGATGGTTCTGTGAAAAGATTAGCATAAGGTACTCTATGCACTTTAGCAAACTTGCCATTAACACTGTTTTGCATAAATATATTAATATCTCCAGCGCCTAAATATGGAAACTGAATAAAAAATATATTAAGATTTGTATCAATGATATTCATACCGCTTGGGCCACTACCATCTAATGGATCATCCCAATCTGCCAAGGCCGTAATAAATTTCGTATCATTCTGAAATCTATGAAATCCAAATGTGATGCCATCATATCCAATTATGTAGCCATTTTTAAATGTGGCAGAGCTTCCAACTTCATCTGCTAATCCTATATATTGTTCTGTTCCTGCAACTGGAGAAGTAAACAATGCTGTAAATTTATCTAGCCCTCCAAAACCTGCCCTATATTTAGCATGTTGTTTGCTCTTAAATAATGCGGTACTCGCTGTTGTTGTAGAGGTAGTCATAACAGCCATAGCGGCTGCCTGTGTAACTGTGCCCCCATTCTCAACTGTATTTGTATTAAGATCCGTATTATTTACCGTATATTCAAAACTGCCTTGAAATTGCGGAGATAATTGACCTACCAGAAGCTCTCCAAATGCAGTTTGAGGAAGCGAGGCATCAACCGGCAATGCAGCCTTCCCATCAATAATACGATTCAATCCAAGCATAACAGAGGTTTTACACATAATTATTTAAATGCCCTTTTCCATGTTATAAAATCGCCAGATACCGAAACCCTGTCAAGTGTCCCGCTTCCTGTTTTTAATATTCCGACTCTGATTTGGCCGAGATATTCACAGATAGGCCAAAGCAATGCAATCGGAGTCGGTATTGTGAAAACTTCTGTGTAAATTTCTCCCCAGGTATCTTCCTGGCTCAATCTTCCTTCGACTCTGATTTCTAATGAAGCCGAATCCATCGCAGAAATAAAAACCTGAATAGTCTTTTGATCTAAAATTCCCAATATACCAATGTTGCCAGCCTCGTCTCCAGCATCTCCTTGATTGTTATATATAAAACCGCCCGGATCATTCGGGAAATAATCATCAAACCAGACAAAAGAGTTTCCCGTACATGCGGATCTGACAATCGGAAAGCTCTGCACATTAGAATCATCTGTTGGATTGTTGCTCATTGTTTAATCTTTTGATAATACAATCAATGTCATTCCTGTTCCGTCAGGTTGTATTCCAATAATATTATAATCAACTGAATCAATCGTCATTATGTCACCATGAACCACACTTGAAACATCAGTCGTTTTGAATTGAGCCTGAGGACTTGTCGTTTCAATTCCAATGTCATCTTCGAGAGCCGTGATAAATTCATTGTCGAAAATACCTTGAATCGTTACAGAGTTCAAAATAACGTCAACAGCGAATTCATCATCATCGAGAAAAATATCCAGATCATTTGTTAAATCATCTTTGAAAGTCATGTTTTAAGAAGACTCTCCCTGTTGATTTCCCGGGGAAAGGATGAAAGCCCGGTAGTCAACAGAGAGAGGCGGCACATAAAATATATTAAGTAGTAGTAAAGGTTGACAGATTCGCATGTTGCCAGAATCCGTAACCCACGTTTCTTGTTGCTGAAACACCATAATGATGTTTCTTGTCATTGAACTCGAGTTCTGATCCTTCAGCTATTGCATCAATTTTGACAGCTTCCTCTTCCTGTCTAATCAAAGGCTTTGCGTTTCCATCAGTTCTGAAAGTTGCGAATTTGTCTGTCCATGTCAGTCTTGGATTCACCCACAAATCAAAATTGAAACCGGAAGAAAGAATCGTGTTCTGTCTCGAACCAGAACTGTCAACGATTGTTGCGTTTCTCAGTGCCGCCATTGCGGCGGCCATGTAAGGAACTGGAACCATAATTCCGAATGAATTTGCTCCCTCATTCATTGGCTCTCCTTGATCGTCTTTGAAAGATAAAATCTGAGTGACTGACGCAAGTATTGCGATTTCCATTTCAGCCGCTGTTGGTACGGTTTTCAATACAATAGAGTCTGTAATATCGTTTGACTGCGATCCAGAATCTCCTTCCTCGTGATCAGTGTCAAAGTAAAATTCGCCATCATAACAAACAACAGTTTCACCGTTGATAATCAGTTCTGAAAGCAACTTTGCCCAATGTGAATTTGTACGATCAGCAAGTTCTCTGATCCTTAAAAGTACTTGGCCGGTTTTGTCCCTTCTCAACTCCTTGACAAGAACTTCCAATGTCGCTTCAAATTCTAAATTGATGATTGAGATTCCGTTATCTCGGAAGCCCTTCGCGTTGCGTCCTCCCAGCCATTCCCGCATCTGTGGAACCATCCCTAGCCATTTGTACGTTTCTGATTCTTGATTCGACTGAAACAGCATCGAAACAGCACCAATCCAAGCAGTTCCTACGTTCTGTTCCAAACGTAAGAAGAATTCTCCAATTATAGCCCTACTTGATAAAGCAAGTGCGCCCATGTTTATCCTCCTTGTTCTAATAAAAAAAAGCTCGAATCCGAGCAAATTAAATTTGCCACAAATCCGAGCTTTCAATATCCCGTTCAAGGATGAAAGACATGCCAGATTATGAAATTATTTCTGTATGACATAGAGAGGCCGCACTTTTGCGACCTCTCCATCATTTACATCAATGATAATTTGTGAAACCGAAGAATTCAACAGAGGCAACGCAAGGTGGTTGATCTCAACGGCAATGTCTTTCATTGCCGTGGTCAATTTTTCTCTCGCCTGCTTGTTTATAGAATTCTCCATGTTACGCTATTGTCCAGATTCCTCGTTTTTCGACAACGACATATCCGTCGTCTCCTCCAGATTTCAAAATAACATAGTCACCGCGTCTGGAACTTGATTTCGTGTTAGTCATGATTCCACCAGCGGCGCCAGTATCATCAGGCCCTGCAATCACATCTGCACCAGCGGGATCGATTGCAGTTCCGACAGTTCCAAAAGCTCCACCTGTGACAACTTTAATATCAAGAGCAGTAGCGGCCGCATACGTCAACAGCGTCATTGTCTGAGCGTCAGTGTCAACCCAGAAGCCTTTACCGTTGTCAAGTATTGTCAGAGTTGCGGCGGTTGAAAATACTTCCCACACTCTACCCGCATAAGGATCCGGCATGTTACCCGCATCAAATTCAACATCAACGACACCAGCAGAAACAAAACGAATTACTTTTCCGATGAACACCGAGCCAACTGGAGAAAATACAAAAACATTATCATCAGTCGCATAAACCGGCTGTCCAACGTCTGTAATAACTGCACCAGAAACAGAAAGGACTACCACCCCACGCTTCCTGACTCTCACGCTTCTTCCACCCGCACTACCAAGGGAGTTGTCTAGTTTCTCCTGAACAAATCCTGCGAATCTGTCTGTAGATTCTAGTGGTCTCGCGTGACCAGTAGCATCAACAATTCCAACCGCCGAACCTTCAAAGAAGATATCCACGATGGCTGGAATATCGTTTTCATTTCCAAGAACAAAAGCCCTCGCCACATTAACTGCTAAGGTTGTCATAATTTTCCTCCATGTTAAAAAAGTTTTACATCAAGATATTCTATTTAATAAATCAAAAAACCCGATCTTATTGTTTCAGAATTCTAAAATTACCAGAATTCTTGCCTATAGCCTCAAACGCTTCAAAACTGGCGAACTCTTTCGCGAGTTTCGGATCGGCATCCCACTTTTCCTTTGCTGTCATATCTTTTGCGTCTTTCTTCGCTGTGATCGTTTCTTCGACTTCATCTTCAACCGCTTCTGCCGAAGTTGTTTCAATCTTTTTGAGGCCGTCGGTGTTTGACTGTTTATTTGCATTGATCATTTGAATTGCGGCCTCACCTGGAGTTGTTTTTCCGTCTGCTTTCAAAGTAATTGCAAGTTCTTCTTGACCTTTTATAGTCACCTTGTCAATACCTTGAATTCTTGCGCGCTCTGCTTCTGCACCAGCAGAAAGTCCTTCTTTGTGTCCGTCAGCTTTTGCGCTCACAACATTTTTAGCATGAACGTCTACGCTCTGACCGGCGCCAATCGCAACGGCTTCATTATAAAGATCGTTGTGATCAGTTTTCAAATTGTCCAAATTCGCTTCCTTCTTTGAGAATAATCCCATGTCATTACCTCCATTATTAATGGTTTCAATTAATAAATCAAAGTTCATTATATCATCGACAAGATTTGCTTTCACTGCATTATCACCAATGAAAACCTTGCCGTCAGCCATGTTGCTTCGCGCCTCCTGATCACTCACGCCTCTGAATTTTGCAATATCTCCAACAAACGCGTCCATGATCTTATCAACTTGCCCCTGTAATACCGAACGACCAATGTCAGTTAAAGGCGCATGCGTAGACGCTATTCTTTTCTCCCTTCCCGCTGTGATCTCTGTCACAGTGATTCCCGCGGTAGCTTCTAACAATGATGTGTCAATGTGAGTTGTTAGGACACCAATACTTCCAGTCGTGACTGTATTACCAGAAATCAAAACCCGTTCTGCAGCTGCACCAATCCACATAGCGGCTGAAGTCATTATCGAAGATGAAATCGAAATAATCTTTTTTTGCTCTCTTGCATCGAAAATAAGATTTGCAAATTCTTGAACACCAAAAACAGTTCCTCCTGGAGAATCAATGTCGATGACAATTGTATCAATCTGTTCGTTATTAACGAGTGATTTGAAATCTGCTGTCAGCGCATCAAGAGTGGCGCCGCCAAAAATCATTGTGAGGAAATTTGATTTCTGTGTGATCACTCCTTCGATTTTTAAAACACCAACATTGTCGATGATCGTCACATCATCTGAAAGACCTGTTTGCGAAAGCTCAACACTATCAAGAACGAGTTTCGAATCCGTTTCGAGCTTCATGATCATATCACTTGCAAATCCCTGATATGTTGTTTCAATTTTTGTCAATTCTGCTTCAAGTATTGCCCACAATGATGGAAACAATGGTATTATATTTGTTTTCATTCTATTGTCACCTCAACTAACCTATCCAAATCTTCAGCTATTATTTTATAACATACAGACTTCGCATTCATACGTTTTACCATTACTTCATTTCCCTTAAGCTTATTCATCTCTACTCCCAATCCTTTATTTGTTTCGCTCTCTTGCCTACAAAAAGCTATAAACCTTTGTCTTTCTTCAAGCGTTAGCGTTATCATCGACTTCCTCATTTAAAGGATTATCAACGTTATCATTTATTTCATCGACATTTTCATTTATATCAACTGAAGCTTTTATCAGAGGTGTCATGATCTGTTGAATCTCTGCAAGCTTGACACGTTCTTTTTTTACCTGCTTCATATTCTGATCAAAGTCAATTCCCATTGCCGCTGACTCGATTGAAATGTTGCTAAAAAATCCATCGACTCTTGCCTGTGCACTCGCTGTTTCCTTTACAGGATCGATTTGTCCCGCTGCAGGGCCGATCCATAAATTCTGAAGATACGCTTTCCGAAGTAAAGGTTCTGTTAAGAATCCCGGTGCAATAATTCTTTCACGTAAAACAGCCTCTTCCATCCAAAGCTCATAAACGAGATCACAAAAATGATCGACCATAAAAGAACGTCTTGTCAGAAAGACTTTCCATGCGTTCAACATTGCTGTTCGAGCCGCTGAATAACTTTTTGTAAAATGTTGAATTAATAATTCGTAAGGCAATCCAAGTGCTGCGCCGATTTGTCTCAATATACTCATAACAAAAGGATCGAAAGTCGCGTTTGGTCTGCCCGGATTAGCTGTTGACATTTCTTCGCCATCTGCGAGTCCAATAATTGCACCGCTTCCCAGTTGATAATCTTCATCAGTCGATTCTCCGCCTTCGTCACTGGGCATGAATGTTGAAAAATTTGCGCCACCTTCTTTGGTTGTAACAAAAACTGTAAAGTATGAAGCAATAACCGCGCTTTGCAATTCTGAATCAGTATATTTCCCGAGCTGGTGGAGCATTTCCGTTACCACACTTAGGTACGGCACCCCACGGGTTGCCCCCGGTCTTAACTGTTCATAAATATGAATTATTTTCCTTCTGCCGTTCCCTGTGAAAGCACTGATCGAATCCCACTTACGCTCGATTGGAGTTGACTCTGCGCCAGGATGTTGAGTTCGAATCCAATATCTTATAGGAGTGCCTTTCTTATCTTTCTCAACCCCGCCCGCCAACGTTGTCGTGTCTCGCTTATTATTTGGATTTTCAACTCTGTCAGCTTCGAGAGTTTGCAAGCGCAATCCATAATTTAGCGTACTGATTTCTTTGAATAATGGCAAAACAAAACAATCACCGCTTTCAAGAATCGATCTAAAAACAAGATTCTGAAAATCATAAAAATTCTTGTTTCTATTTATATCACAATCAAGGGATTCAGCCCACGAACGAAATTCAAGTTCTGTTTTCTGTTGCCACTTGTCAGCATCATCTTCAGTCATGTTCAAAACTTCTGCATTGATTCTCGATTGAAGTTTTAAACCCGAACCAATAACATGAACTTGATTTGTTTTAATTGCGCCAGTTGCAATTGGCGTGTTTCTTAATAACGAACGACTGCGAGATCGTAACGTTGGCAAGTCTGCGAGTGAATCAGCGTCAGCGTCACCCGTTTTAGGCAAGAACTCTTTGATTGTTCTGCGTTTCTTTGACGCGCCATGATATGCACCGTTGACAGCAACAAAACGGCCTTGTTCAATCATGTTCTGTTGTGCAATCAGCGGCAAAGCGGCCATATTAACCGGATTATCACTGTTTTTGATTTGCTTTAATCTGTTTTGCATGAGCTTTTAATTTTGTAATTCTCTTATTAACAGAAAATTCACATTTCCCTTTTGCGCTGATTAAAACAGTTTTTAAATTACAAGTTTGATGAACTGGTATGAAATTTACACAACGAGAGTTTGCACAATATACTTTCGCTTCTGGTTCTGAAGGAGTGTTCGGATTTACATAATAAAATGTTTTTTCTTGGCTTTTTCTTTCTTTTATATCTTTTTTATCCATTTCTTAACGCTTTTTGATTAAATAGTTGTAATTCCACGGACAGCGATTCCACCTCTCGAAGCTTTTGCAAGTTCACCAGACCAGAATTGTATTTCTTCTCGAAGCTCTTTAACTCTTTGATTCGTCTTTGATCTATTGCCTATAGTGTATTGTGACGCTTTGATTGCTTTCGCATAAGCTGCATTTGCGAGATCAAGATTTGTTTGAATTTGTACTGCTGTTAATGCCACTGGTTACGCACCTCCCGTATTCGTTACATTGAAAATCATTCCGTCAACGACAGGCACCAGATCCCCACGATCAAGAGTCCCTCTCGCGTCTTTCACACTATAAGTCACTGTTGGCACATGCCTTGTTTCCTTGTTGGCAAGAAAAAGAATTGCCTCATAGCTCAATGGGTCAGCTTCAACTTCTCTTTCTATTCCATTAACAATTATTTTTTTCATTAAACTTGAACTCCTTTCGAGATCATCCGTCTACGTGGCCTTGTCTTTTGCTCACTGACCTTATCAATTGTACCCTTTACAACATTTTTATCCGTTTGTAAAGTTATTTTTTCTTTTTTTGAAATTTCTTCAATCATCTGCGTGACTGTCTTATTCGGAGCCAACCAATACTGAAGAATGTTTAAAGCAACAATTGCATAAACAAAAGTGTCAAGCGCTTCGTTTCTTGCGCGACTCTTATTCTTCCAAACTTTTCTTCTTTTGCCTTTGAACCACTCTGTCACTTTGCTTTCAGAACAGAGTTGATGAAAGTATGATTCTGGCATTGTTAAGGGAAAATGAACGTAACCGGCGCCTGGCAATTCTGTCTTCAGGCATTCGTTCAAGTGGTCTTTTGCAGTATCGGTTCCCACAACAAACAAATACGCGCCCTGCTTCTTTGACGGTGCGCTGACAATTGGTTGATTGTATGAACTCGCGCCTTTGATCGAAAAAACATATCTGACCTTTGGTATGTATCTCGTTTTTGTAAACTCGTACACTTTCGCGGGATAGTGACCACCCGTATCAATAGCTGCTGACATGATTCGCATGTGCTGGCCACAAGGATGCCGATATGACTTCAAGAGAAATTCGTCAAGATGTGACCAGATCTCCAATTCAGATAATTTGCCATGAAATGTTTTATATTCGATCACAAATGTTTCATAATCAAAACCATGTCCAACAACTTGAGCTTCGATTCGATCATCTTGAATATCAACGCCTGCTGTTAATAAAATGATCTTGTCATTCAGTGGTTCAACTTTGTAATCTTCACGTCTATTGAATAGAACTTCCCAACTTGTTGTCGGTGTGCTTTGCTCTTCCCAAGGCTCTGCAAGAACATCATTTGTCCAAGTCTCTCGATCTTGAAGATATGTCGGATTGCCTTTCTCTTTTTTTTGTAGAATCTTTAAATGTTTCCGAACAGCACTTCGCCATTTGCTGTTACCAAGTAGTGAATAGAATTGTGGCAAGTGAAATCCGGGATATTTTCCGTCTGGATTCTGTGCGCGCCATTCTCCGCGTTGTAACATTTCTGTTTTTTTATTTTCAGATATCAGCGACCCACAATGTTCATGTTCACACGCAAGAAGTACCTCACCTTTAAGCTTGAACGTCTTTCGATCATATTCGAATTTCAAATTCTTCCATGTTAAAACCTGAAATGAATTACAATCTGGACAAGGCAAAAAGAATTTTCGTTGGTCTGACATAAGATATTCAGCCCAGATCAAAGAATCTTCAAGCTTTTTTGGTGATGAACACAAAAAGATTTTTCTGTTCGTGAATGTTTCTGTTCTTTCAATTGCCTTCGAGATCGTCCAGCCCGGGTACATGTCTACTTCATCAAGTGCAAGAAAACGAATTGGCTTTGATCGCAAAGTATCTTCTGAATTCGCTGTCAGTATGTTGACGCTTCCACCCGGAAACTCTTTCATCATCACTGTGTTTCCAGCTTCGCGTTCGCGAGACTTCGCAACTTTATTGAATAAAACTGGCGTGTTGTCGATCATTGGTTGCAATCTTTGTTTCGAAAAGATTTCACCAGATGAAAGTGTTGACTGAACTATTGCCATCGGTCCAGGCATCAAGTGAATAACTTCGCCAGTCCAATTCAAAATACATTCAGTTTTTCCGAGTTGAGTTCCAGAAACAAAAACAATGTATTCGGAAGGATTGTTCGCCGAAAGACATTGCATGATTTCTTTAAGGTATGGAGTTCGTTCGTTTCGCCACAATCCCGGTTCTGCTGAGCCTTTTGACGAAAGAACACGATATTTTTCTGCCCATTCGTAAACGAGCAAATCAGGATCGAGAGTGAGTCCACGCAAAGCCGCGTCTGTAAAAATTCCTTTCTTTTTCAACTTACTTACAACCATTCACAAAATATAAAACAAATCAATGATTGCTGTCAACTCTTTTTATATACATTTTTTATTATGATGCTTAACTTTTCTAAGTCTGCGCTTTAGCTTGTGAATTTCCAACAATAATATTTCAGTAAATTCTCGCTCTATTTGTAAACTACATCGCAAATTATTAGCCTCTCCCTCGTATTGCTCACCACAGTTAATTTTATTTACATTTAGTCCGCCTGCTATCATCTGTCGCCTCTTTCAATAATTTTCGTTTTTCTTCAGACTATCGTATAATTCTTGTATATATATTTCAACAGTACTTAATTCATTTTCTGGCAATTTTATATAATGATTTTGACTACATGACATACAATGTAATCCAGATGTATCCATATTTGTGCTTCCACATTTTAAACAACTATAATTCATACAAGTCCTCGCATATAATTATTAATTTCTCTTTGTGCGTTTTCGAAACCGGCCGCCCATGTTGCATAATATCCAGAATTAAGCATGTCTTGAATAAATATTCTCTGGTTTTCTTCGACACTTACATAAGATTTATTCTTATCTTTCCAGAAAAGAGAAAAAATTCTCTCCGTGTACGTGTCTATCATCAGCTATCAGACAGCGACCATAATATTGACAAATAAACATATTTAGTATTACTAAAAGCGTTACGCCAATTATCCAAATATAAATTCCGAAAGCTCCACATCTGCTTGCTTCACTCATTTTCAACCTTTCTTATTTCAATTCAAACCTTATAAATTCATCACCTTTTTTTACTATTGTCTTTTCAATAACGGCCTTGTAAATCTTATTGTCATTGAATCCGTATTTCTTCTGCAATACATCCACAAATGGCTTTATCGCATTGTCCCAATCGAATCCCTTGCTTGACACTCCGAAATTTAAGTATATCTCCATTTCGTTAGTGTAGTGATTAACTGGAATATATAAAGTTTTCGGCAACAACGCCATGACTGCATTTTCAAACTGCTTATACTCAGATGTTTTAAATCTGCGACCCCTCCATGCATCATTAACAGAGAGAGGCTTAATTCTTACTGTTATTTTTTCACTCATTATGTTCCCGTAAAAGTGATAGTATGTGTTTTAAAATTTTCAGCGTATAGTGGATTAACGACTTGCATTTGTTCCTCAAAATCGAAGCTGTAATCTTTCAATATTTTTCGCGATCTCCTTCCAACTTCCATTTCTTGACGTGTCTGCGTGATCGATTCAGAATGTTTTTGAATTTCGTGTTTTAACATTGCACTGATTGGGTTGTTTTTATTCTTATGCTTTAGTCTTTTTAGAATCTTTTCAGTCTCCGCTTTGCTTCTCTTTGCTTTGTCGATTTTCTTTTTAAGCTCTGTCATGCCCTTGTCGATCTGTTGATTCATCATCATAATGATGTCAAGATGAATAATTTTTTCAAGTCCGTTCTGCGAAACGATCAACTGAAAGAGTTGTTGCAGAAGCGCGTCAGCTTTTCTTTCAAATTCACCCGGCTTCATTTCACTTCCAGTATCGTCATAAAACTTTCGTCTGTCTGGATCCACCAAAACAGTGTATGCGTTTGAAAGTATCTTGAAAAGCTGTTCATCGCCACCGTGTTTATCTGGATGATTTTCTTTCGCTTTGCCTCGATAAGCGTCTTTTACTTCTTGTTGTGTCGCGTTGCGTTTGACGCCAAGCGTTTTATAATGGTCTTGCATGTAAAGTGTCATCCTTTTCTGTTAAAATAAGTAGGGAGAGACCTCGCAAAGTCCCTCCCTTGCCGTGAATCAATGAACTAATAATTCTCGACTGTTAAATTGAACATGTCAACTAAAATAATCGCCCTTGCTCTATATCAATACGCTTCTTGGCCAATTCAATATACTCAGGATTAAGCTCAATACCTATACCATTCCGGCCTGTGCCTCTGGCCACTTTTAAAGTCGTGCCCGATCCCATGAAAGGGTCCAGAACCGTACCGCCTTCAAATCCAGCATTACAACCGCAATCTGTATAACCCTTGTCAATTAATTCAGTCTTTGGTCCCATTCTTATATCGTAATCACCACTGACTTGCTGTTCTTTCCCATTCCATTTTCCTTTGGGTGGATTATTAGCCTTTCCATATCCACTATGAAAGGTTACTTTTTTGTTGTATATTTTCTCTCTAGCCTTCCCACACTTCTTACAGATATACCTGGGACACCCCGCCTTAATAGGCACATAACACAATTCCTCCGGGTATGTAGCGAAATGAGCATCGCTATAACGTTGTGGACATATTTCCCATACACATCTTTTGTTTCTGGCGCCATTCTTATACCAATCCCTTTCGCCTTCAGATATTGGATTATTAACACCTTTCTGTGAATTTAAGGCATAATTTTCGGCGCCTTTGTTTCTAGGTTTATTAATATCATATTGATTTGACTTAAAAGGCTCAAACTGTTGTTCAAACCAATACTGTGGTTTCTTCGTAAAGAAATATAGGTATTCAAAGTCCACCGTAAACCTGTCGTTAGCACTTGAAGGCATACAGCTAGGCTTGTACCAGATAATCGTATTACGCCTTATCCAGCCCGCATCTGTCATGGCTATGGCAAAGCGTTCGGGTATGCCTATGAGGCATTTAGATTGTAAGCCAGTCTTTGGTTGTTTAAAATTCATAACATCATTAGCAGCTACATATTTTGGCTGGACATATTTATCATTGCCCATTGTTCCTGATATAGTTGAATACGTATCACCCAAATTCACCCAACAAGTACCGGTCTCCTTCAACACACGCTTGACTTCATCGAATATAGCAATCAACTTATCAATGTACTCCTGATAAGTTGGTTCAAGTCCTAACTGTCCATCTTCACCATAGTCCCTCAATCCCCAATACGGTGGACTTGTCATACACATATCAACGCTCTCGCTATCCATGCCTTGTAAAACTTCTAAACAATCACCTTGTAATATTTCGGTATTCATGGTAAATCTTCGATGTGTTCAAGATTTAGATCCTCGAAAATCTTCATCAAGTTTTTTCTGTGATAACTTCCCAGTTTTGCGTTTGGTGTATTGCCAAAAGCCATAGAAAGTTGCATCAATAACATTAGATCATCCATTTTCATCAACTTAACTTTTTGTTTGTTTGTCATTCTTCACCTAATTCCTTCGCGTTCATTTTAATTTTAAGTTCGATTCCATCAATCATAAATATCAACGAATTTCTTTGCGCTCTGTTCTTGATTTTTTTTGCATGATCTTTCCATCTATCGATCACGCGCTTTGTTGATTTTCTCATTTGATCTCCTTAATTGCGTCCTCAATTTCTTTTTTCAAAACTTTCCTGAATTTGAACTCACTTGTTTCACCAAGAAGTTTCTTTGTTGCCCTGATTACAACATTCAACATCTGATCACGATATTTTCGATACAAATCTTCAGCTTCCTTTTGGACTTGAACAATCGAAATTAGTTTTCCAAGTTTTTCTTGAAGTTCGAGTTCCGCAAGATCGGCTTTGTACTTCTCGCGCCGTGCTTTTGCTTTGTTGAAGTCCAGAGTGTGGTTGATTTTTTCATCTTCGCCCTTATTCAGCTTGCTATTGCCGTTCAATTGAACACTATCGGCGAGTTCTTGGTCTGCAGCGATTGGATCAATCTTGCCATCGGTCAGCGTAATCCGTCCTTCTTTGCAATATCTTCGTATCAATTCATAAGAAACGTCACGCTTTTTCGCGTAAGCACTCATTGATAGCAAGTTCGTTGCAGTTTTCTTTTTCATGGATACCTTTCACTTATTTAGTCTTTGTCTCTTCATTGTTTTTTTCAAGTGGAAACAATTTCTGTCTGTCTTGCTGTGTGATCTTATCTTCGCGCACGATCTCGCCAGTATCTTCCCGGACAAATCTCTTTCTGTCGGTCTTCCAGTTATAATCCCAGTGGCACTCAACGTCACGCCATTCGTGTTGGGTAGAAACTTTTTGACTCAATAAACTCAACTGGCCTTCAAGCGTGTCAGTCTTTGCTTTGTATTCAGCAACAACACCTTTCTTGTCTGCTTCAAGCTGCCCGTGTTCTATGTATTTTTCTGAAAGTGATTTCGCGTACTCTTTTAATTCAGGCTCTGACAGTTTCGTTTTCAAATTCTCTTTAAACGTTGCGCTGACCTGTGGCGCCTTGTTCTTGTTTTCGCCGGTTTTATCTTTTGTAGTTTTCATCATCATCCTTTCTAAAAATTAAATTCTCTTTTCAAATTGTTTGTTAAAGTTTTCGTCAAGTGTTTTTTTGTAATCTCTGTCAATCACTTTGTCAATCAACTTTAAAGACTTTCGTCTTCGATACAAAGTCGCGATTGATGGGCCGAATAAAAATTCACTTCGCGGTGCCTGATACCGCCTTCCTGTGCTTGAAATACGTCCGACCCTGCCGCCTTTTTTGCTCTTTCTAGCGACAAACCTGAAGCCCTTTTTTGATTTAATGAAGAAAGATCCCTTTACTGTCTTGCGCGACTTCTTAACCTTTACACTAACACCGGCTTTTCCTTTCTTCGGACTATACAGAAACAGTCCGCGACCTTGCTTTAGTATCGAGATTGTAAAAAAAGGGATTTGCCTTCTCGCATCAGCGCGTATCAGTCGAACAGTTTTGCCAAGCTTCAGCGATCTTGCTTTGATGTTATAATTCTGCTTGATGTCTGTCGCGATCTCTTTGTTTATTTTTCGACCAATTATGTTTAGCGAATTAACAACAGCTTTTTTCAGTGCTGTGTTCATGTCTCGAAATTCATCTTCAAGTTTCAACACATCAATTTTTAGATTAAAAACACCGCTCATATTATTCCTCCCAATCACAAGTGTCACATTCATGTGGTGCGTCAGTACAATAACCACAAGGTGGATTTCCCATGTGACAAGTGCAACAGCCTTCGACATTTCGAATCGTACCCGAACAGAAATTTCGATTGCAATGTTCACCGTCGGTAATTCCAACTCCAACTTCGTTTAGTCTCTCTATCTTTTTCGCGAATCTTTTTAAAAATTTAATCATGAATCATACCTGATAACTACAAGACGCGAATCAATTTCATGGAAAAGTTCTTCAAGAAATTCTTTGTAATCTTCTGAAGATAATTCCTCCGCCCTGATGTCTATTTCGTTAATCACGTCCTCATAAGCTTCTGTTGCTTCACTCATTTTTTTATCCTTTCTTTTAATTTTATTTGTTTTCAAGAATCATCTTCAATTTTAATATATGTGATCTGTGACGGTGCAATCCAATACCTTGCGTTTGCCTCAAATTCCGTAAAGCGATTTTGATTGTCGATTAAGAATCCCTTATTCAGCTTGCCGAGTTTATCCGTTTCGACTTTTAAAATTGCAGATTGAAAAACAAATTCACAAGTGAACTTCATTGGTCTTCCTTTCTAATTATAAGTTGTTGACCGGTGTCATTTCCGTGTAAGGATAAATATAAATATCTTTTTCTCATGACTTTCTCCTTTTAAATGCAAACCCAAAACAAAAGGTCCTTGATTCGAATATTACTTCTGGAAACCAATAAAATTTTTTATAATATACCCACTTCTCTTTATCATACCAGGGCAGCTGGATCCACCAAGGAGAAATGAAGGCTATCCTAAACGTATATTTTTTTATCAAAAACTCATAACAAATAAGCTTTCCATCAGTAACAACCCTCACTGTTTTCTCCTTTCAAAAACTGTTGACTTCTGCAACACTCGTTTCAAATCGTTACAGAGCGAAAAAGGTGCGCTGCTTTGCTACC